CCAAGAAATCGCTCTCGCTTGGGCTTCACTCACACCACTTGAAAAATCTCATTGGGGTTTTTGATTCACTTCTTTCGTTTCGTTTCGTTTCGTTTCGTTTCGTTTCGTGTTTATTATATAAAAAAATTATATAATAATAATTTTTTATATATTTAATATAGTTATACTATGGACACTAATGAGTGTGTAATATGTTTAAATAACATTTTAAAAAATGAAGAATTCACATTAACTTGTTGTAAAAATGACGTTCATATTTACTGCCTTAATAGTTGGGTAAAAAAAAATATTACAAACAAAAATATAGGAAAATGTTTTATATGTAGTCAAGAAAATAGTATGCTAGAAACACTAGTAGTATATAATATGTATGAAGACAACACTAATGCTATAATTGTTGATAATAGTAATGAAATATTAATTAATAATGATTATAGTAATAGTATTATTAATCGTAATAATAATATTAATTATAATAACAACGAAAATGACATAATTCTAGTCAATGATACAAATATGCTTGACATATCATATGCTATAGACAAAAGACTTTATTATTTAATTATTTCAATAAAATTAATTTTTTTAGTTTTTTTTTCATCATTACTTATATTGGTGTTGTATATTATTACTTAATAATGCTTAACATATTTACTGCCTGCTATTTTTATGATGCGATTTTCCATTACTAGGAGTATTATAAGACTTAATAACTAGCGTCTCTGAATTTTTAGATAAATCACGATTTTTATGACGTGTTTCACACATTAAATCATTTTGTAGAACGCCTTTAATGTTCATTGCTTGATATTCATGATTACCCGAGTCCATTTTTTGAACACTAAACTCGACATACTCTCCTTGAACTAAGTACTTATAAATTTCATCCTTCACATTTAGCGACGAATGGTGAGCAAAAATATCTTTACCTTTGAAATCACTTGAATCAATAAATGTAATAAAACCATAGCCAGATTTGTTATTGAACCACTTTACTTTTCCTACGTATTGGTTGGTGGCAGTATCAGCCATAGACATTTTATATATTAATAATATATAAAACCTTTATATTATTTTATTATATAATTATGTTTTGTATTATTTGTAAAAAATACAAATATCCTATTTTTTTATTATGTAAAAATTTTTATTGCGGCAACCACGCTAAAATACACTATAGTTCACAAATTGTAATAATTCAAAAAATATATAGAGGTCATAAGGTAAGACGAATTTTGAACAATATCTATTTTAAATTGCCGAGAGATTTACAAGCACACGTATTAAGTTTCAATACTATAAAAACTAATACGTCTAATAAAAAGGATTATTTAATAATAGCAAATATTATTGCTTTGGCAACACATAAAATTAATGATTTTCATAATCTCTCCACTAATAAAATAACATTACAAGAAATAAATGAGATGTTAGTAATTCTTATTAAATATAAGAATTATATTAGTTACAAATGGTTTAATTATTATAAATATTATTTTAATAATATTTATTCTATTATATTACTATTATGTGAAGTACAAGATTTACCATATACTTTTGCTCATTTATTATCAATTATAAATAATGATATTTACGAATCATTAGATTTATTAGTTAATTTGTCAAACAATGATTTTAAAAAAAGAGCAAAAGAAATAATGTATAATATAACGTTATTTTTAAAATAATTACACTAATTACAATAATTACAATAATTACTAATACTATCATATTAGTAATTTAGAAAGTAGTTCTATAATATAATCATATTTGGGTTCTTGATTATATTTTAATCTTCTAATATAATTAAACAATCTACTTAATAAAACATAATCTATATTTTGTATATTTGATGTATTTTGTATCAAATATGTAATAGCTGCTATGTTTTTTTTTTCAAAAGTATTAAGACTATCGTAGCATTTGTAATGTTCATTACTCAATAATAAATATAATAAGTTATAAAATAATGATTCAATATCATCTCGTCTTGATGGTTCTATTAAATTTATTACATTTAAACTTGAAAAATTAATAGAACCAATAAGTCCTTTTATTTTTGTTTCGCTATTATGAACATTAGCATGTTTATATATTTTAGCTATGCCAAAATCAATTATATATAATTTATTATTAGAATCTAAACATATATTTGTTGGTTTTAAATCTCTATGAAGTATATTATTTTCATGAATTGTTTTCATAATTATTATTAAAGATTTTATAATAATAATACATCTCTCAAAATAATTTTCATGATTGTAATTTCTTAATTTATAATCTACTAAAGTCATAGTATATAAATCTAACACCATATACATACTATTATTGTATTCAAATACATCATATATATTTGATATATTGCTACATGATTTTAGTTGTTTATATATTAATAATTCATATTTAATTAACTCTTTTGCTCCATATTTTAAAGCATAAAATTTGTCATTATATTTTACTTTTAATACTTCTCCAAATTCACCATTAGATATTTTAGATATTACTTCATATTTATTTATTAACATATATGCTGTGCTAATATAATATTAGTATTATATATTTATATATAATTTATTTTTAATTTGTATTTACTATTTTAGTTATATTACTATTACCCACTTTTGCTTTCATCATTTTTACTATTTTCATTACTTTCACCATTCTCATTATTTTTACTATTTTCATCACTTTTACTATTTTCATCACTTTCACCATTTTCATTATTTTTAGTATATAGTTCTTTTATTATATTTAGTTTCAAATTATTTTCTTGTAATAGTTGTATAAATAAATCTGGTACTATTGCTATACTACTTGTATAGGTTCTATAACTATTAAAAAAAACTATTGAATTTTCTTCAAGAAATTTTATACTATAAAACCAATAAGGTGGTATTATTAGAACCTGAGTAGTATTTAATACTACTCTTAAAAATTTTACTTTATGATAGTCATTTTTATAAGTACTTTGAACATTGTTAATATCAATTGCCGAATAAAAATCCAATAATTCATAATTTTTTTGAACATGTAAATTTTTATAATATTTAGGCGGACACATTGTTACTTCTATTTTACCACTTGATAAATATAATATATTTCGCGAATTAATACTATATTTTAATTGAGTAATGTTATTTTTTTTCCCCATTATAATATCATAATTTTTACTACATACATTATATGGTCTAAAAAAAGTATCATTTGAAGATAATAATTTTTCTAGTGTTGTTTCTTCCAAAAAATCTTTATTATTATAAGTTATATAATTATTTGAAGTATCACTATTTATTATAGCATCAAAATCTTCCATTTTTGTTTTTAAAAACAATCCATTTTGTTTATTATATAAATTTAGATCAAAAGTTGGATAATTGTTAATTAAATAATTAACATCAATATTATTTATTAGCGAACTATTATTTAACAATAATGGTTGTTTAAAATTAATTATGTCCTCAAATTTGTCTTTAGAGAGATTTTCTATTTCATATACTTCTAAGTAATTACTTGTTTTAATGTGATTATATACATGAATATATATGAATAATACAATACAAAAAATCATAAAATTAATTACTAACTCCATTAATAATTAATAGTTAAACACATATTATTTATTTTATTTAAACATAAATAAAATAAATAATACTCTTATACATATTAATATATATTTTAATATGCTCTATCATGCTTTAACATGCTTCAATATTAGTTTCTAAAATAGTTTCACTATTTTCCAATGAAATATTTTTAATTTCATCTAATAGTTCTTGTTTTAATGAACTACTATTTAGATTAACTTCTTCCATAGTATTTAACTCTAATATTTCTTGTAATTGATTTTCATCCATAACTAACTCGTGCGTGTTTACAATGATTTTGTCATCGTGTGAAATTATTTCCTCATCATCTAAAGCAAGTTCTTCATTAGATACATTAATATGTAATTTTTTATTATTATCATTTGTTTCTTCATAATCTTCATCTTCATCTTCATTATCCTCATTATCATCATAATTTGAATCAATATTTATTTTATTTGCTCCACCAAATAATTTAGTTTTCATAAAAGATTGTAAAAACATTTGTGCTGGATCACATTGAACTTCATTGCAGCACATATTATTCATAGAACTAACTTTTTCAATTGTTTGCGTAATTTTTTCAGCATTTAATTTAATATCATCTTTCATATTAATTAACGAAGTACATGTTTCCAAAGCTAATGTTTGATTTTTAATGACCAATAATTTTAATTCATTTACTTCTTTACTTAGTAATTCTAATTTTTCAACATTCATAGTTGGTTCGCTAGTAGCAGGCATATGTGTTGCTCTAACATTTAATAGTTCTATCATTTTAGTAGTGTTTTCTTTAAAAGTATTAAAATTTTCTTGAATTTTATTTTTAAATTCATCAAATTTAACATTTTGAATAGTCAAATTGGTTTGAATAGTAGTTTCAAGCATTTGTAATTTTGTTTCAAAAGCATTAGAATTTTGATCGGGTGCTTTTACTTTATCTAAAGTATTAGAAAAAGTCTCTAGTTTTGACTGAATTAAATTATTTATTTTTTCTTCAACAACATTTGTTATATATTCTTCACTATTTAATTCAACTAATAATGCCTCTAAATCTTTCAATTTATTATCATGAAGTTGTAATATTTGTAAGGGCGTTAAAGATTGTGGAGGTGGTAATACCTGTTTAACAGAATTTGGCGATTCTTGCTGTTGTGTTCTGTTTAAAACATTTTGAGATACTGGTGGCGGTTCATTTGTTGTTCGTCTTCTTCGTGCCGATGCTAAAGCCGCTGTTGACATATTTACAATACTATATTATCTTTTTTTTAAACCATAATATTATTAATAATTATAAATTTTTATAATTATTAAATAATTATAAAAATTGTTAAATATTTATTTAATTATTATTTAGGGAACCATAACATATTTTATAGGTTCATGATGTTTATAATTATGTATAATAAAATCTTCTTCACAATAGTCTTCAATATTTTCTCTCTTATTAATAATTTCTAAAGTGGGAAATTCATATGGTTCTCGTGTTAATTGTAATTTTATATTATCAACATGTTCCTTATAAATATGGCAATTCCCTTTATAATAAAGAAACTCATATGGTTCTAAGTCGCAGTGTTTTGCTAATAAATGTGTTAGAAAGCAATATGATGCTATATTAAAACAAGTACCACATGCTTCATCATTTGAACGTTGATACATTGAGCAACTCAATTTTGTATTATTTGTCACATTAAACTGCATCATAATATGACATGGCGGAAGTGCCATAATATCTAATTGACAAGGGTTCCATGCTGTAATAATCATTCGTCTAGAATTTCTTTGTTTAGGATCTTTTAAACACTCAATAACTTGCTTTAATTGGTCAATACCTTTATTAGTGTAATTAGTATTACAATTAATATATTTAGCATTATAATGACGCCATTGGAAACCATATATTGGACCTAAATCATCTTCGCTATTATTATATAATCCGCGCTCATCTAAAAAATTACGTGAACCATTTTCATCCCATATATGAACATTTTTTTCTTTTAAGTGTTTATTGTTTGTATCTCCTTTAATAAACCATAATAATTCACGCAAGCAAGTCTTCCAAGCAACTTTTTTTGTAGTAATTATAGGAATTTTATTATTTTCAAGTGAAAAATGCATTGCTGAACCATAAATAGACAATGTATTTCCATTTCTTCCAACAAACTCAGAATTGGTAGTTAATATATCTTCTAGTAAATTTAAATATTGATTTTCTTCGTGATACTTATTATTTCTATATTTTATTGATTCGCAAGATTTTTTTAACATTTTAATAATATTAGTAATAAATTTTTAATATTTATTAAAATATTATATATTGAAATTATTGAAATATTATTTGTCTAGATTAATAAAAATAATTCTTTTATTTAGGTAAAATAATTTATTATAATATTTTTTTTTAATTTATATATATAATAGTATTTATGACCATAGAAGAATCTTTTGAGAATAGTATTGGAGGAAGTACTAAATTAAGTCCTTCTGGATTTTTCAATTATGTTTTCAATTTTGATAGCGATAATAAAGCAATATTATTGAATATGTTTCAATATATTATAATTGCTTTAATACCTGTTATAGTATTATTAAAAATGATAAAAGAATATATACCCGAAGATGATGATAGAAAAGAAAGTATAGAATTAATAATAGAAATAATAATTCAATTAGGTGTATTATTTATTGCTATGTATTTAATTGATAAAATTATTAGATATTTTCCAACATATAGCAATGTTCCTTATTCTAAATTTAATGAAATAAGTTTCATTATTCCTACTTTAGTTTTAATAATGACTATGCAAACCAAATTAGGTGCAAAAATAAATATTTTATATGATAGAATATTGGAAATGTGGAATGGAAAAACTCAAACAAAAGGAGGAAATAATCAAGGAAATATTAGAGTAAGTCAGCCAGGAATTCATCAAGCTAGTAGAGCAGATAGTCTTGATAATACTATTATAGCACCACGTGTTAATCAATTACCAGGACAAAATAATATTTCATTAATTGATTCCTTACCCAATATGATGAATAGTGGTGGAGGTGGTGGGGGTGGAAACAATTTCCAAAATCAGGCAATGCAAAATGCTTTTATGGATTCAATGGAACCAATGGCTGCTAATGGAGCATTAGGTGGTGCTTTCGGTTCTTCTTTTTAAATATAATATTTTTTATAACTTTAAAAATATTATATTTTTTATAAGTTTTAAATATTATGTTGAAGTTTAAGGAACAGGAAGAGGAGCAGTAGCAGTAGCAGGAAGAGGAGCAGTAGCAGGAGCGGAAGCAGTAGCAGGAGCAGTAGCAGGAGCGGGAGCAGTAGCAGGAGCAGTAGCAGTAGCAGGGTCTATATTTTTACCATTAATGCTACCAAACATTTGTTTTAAATCAAATTTTTCACCACTATTTTCTAGCGTTGCTAATACTTTATCTGAAATTTCTTGTATCTTTTGTTCATTTACTTTTCCATTTGTTGCTTGCGAAACTATTTTTGTTATAGACTTTAAATCTACGTGACCAGATATTGCTATAGCAGCCGGAATATAAAATTTGGAACCCATTCTAAGAAATTGCATAATTATAGAACTATAAAAAATATTAATAATCAACAATACTATAGTAATTATAACTAATATTATAAATATTATTATATTAATAATTAATATAATCATTCTTTCCATATCTGTTTTTGAATTTTTATTTGGTTCATCACTACATTCAGTTTCTCTTTTTTGCCAATTAGAAAATGAAACAATAATATAAGAAATGAAATCTTCAAACAATCTTAAAAGTAATTGTATTATATAATAGGATAACGATATAATAAATGTTCCTCTTATTATTGGCCAGTCATTCATAATATTAAAATATTTTGCAAATATTTTACGAACTCCTGAAGGCATTTTATCAGTAATATTTTTAGTATCAAGAGATTTTGAACTAGAACCCGGTATTGAAGTAAAAATATCTGTAAACAATTTAATAATAAAGTATATTATTGCATAAATAGATGATATAATTAAAAGTATATGCATAAAAAAATCTACTAAATTTCCCCACCATGGAATATTAAAAACTTCATTGCTAGAAGTACAATGCAATTCATAACCAGCCTTAGCTATGCCACCATATATAGCAGACATTAAAGTAGAAACTATTACTATTATAGTTACACATAATACTTGCACAATAATAAATGGTATAGCATTATTTTTAATCAAGTTATTTATAAAACTAAATATATTACCAACACCATTTGTGATAGATTTTGGTAAATTAGGAATGGGCATTTTAAATCCAGGCATCTTAAGTCCTCCTCCGCCATCTTGAATTGTAGTTGGTTCTTTCGGCGGAACTTCATTTTTACTTTCATGATTATTTGGAATAACTAGTGGACAATATGTAAGATGAAATATTATTAACATACAAATAAAAGTTGTTATTAAATGAACAAAACTATAAACATTGCGAGCAATATTTTTAAATTTAATACCCATACCAAATGTTATTGCGCCAGCAATTCCCAATAATATAAATATTATTGTTATGACGCTATTTATAAGAGGTAAATACGGATAAATAAAGTTCATGCCTTTATTTATGATACAAATAAAATTAAGTAGTGGTCGTAATAAATTTAAAAACATTATAAACTAATATAAACATATATAATTATTTTTGTTAATTAATCCCAATTAATATCATTTAATCCCAAGTAATATTTTCTAATTGTTTTAAATTGTCTTTTAAATTATTACAAGCACATATTTTTTTTATAATTTTATCATCTATCGTCTTTAAACTAACAGAACAAGTTTTCAATAAATAAGCAAAATAGTCTTGTTTTGCATCATTTTCTTTAAAGTCCGGATTTTCAGCAATCCAATCTTGAATTAATTTAAAATGTGCTTTATTTAAATTATGTAAAGCCCCTTTTATTTTCGTTTTATCACTATCTTTTTCCCACAAATCATTATCTTTTATATATAATGTTTCACGTTTAGGATCAGTACAATGTAATGGTCTTTCAAATAGTGACATTTTATTAATAGTTTGAATAATAGCATTACTTAATCCTATTTCCAATCCTTTGTTTTTTGTTAAATCTAAATCTTCCAATGTAAGTTTTATTTGCTTTATAAAATCATTCATATTTATCGCATTTTTACATTGCTCATTTAGAAAAACATTAATATTGAAATTTTGCTTTATATGTGCCGTATTATTTGTTATGTTACCTATTTTAGGTACTATTTCAACCAACTGTCTATGTTGTTCTCCTAATTGTTTTTGTTGTTCCAATAATTGTTGCTGTTGTATTAATAATAAATTTTTTATATCATTGTTTTCGGATATTAACTTCATTATCATATTTTGGTCAACATTATTTTGTAAAATAACTTGATTATTTGGTTCATCCTTTTTATTGCTTATAACTTCATTAGTGCATTTTTTTTTATGATTATATAAACTCTGATTGTGTTTGTATTTTTTTCCACATTCACAAGCAAAAATTTTATTTATTATTTGCTCGCCATTTATAAGTATTTCGTTATTTTTATGTTTCTGCGTTTGTAAATGTCTACAATAATCGCCCTTTTTACACGTATTATAATCACATAAATTACATTCATAAAAAATGGAGTTTTTTGCGTTTTTTTTATAAGTCATTTATAAGTATATTATACTTATAAAAAAAACTCTTAAATCATTTTTAAAAATTTCGCGCCAAATATAAGTATTTTTGAAATAGAGTAAAAAAATATATATAAAATTTATTATATGAATACATATATCATAACATATAAACATATAACAAAAAATGTCGCGAAATTTCGCAAAATTTATAAGTATTTTATAAGTATTTTATACTTATAAAAAACGCGTAAAAATTCAAAATTTCCTGAAAAAAATTTATGGTTTGGTAATTTTTTGAACATCTATAAATGTTTTATTACCTTAATGCTGACAAATTCAGTTTTACACATAAAAATTCTCAAAAATTATATAAAGATTCTTAAAAATCAAAAATGGACATTTATAAATGTCCAAAACCCAAAAAATTTTCAAATTATATTTTTCAAAAAAAGTGAAATTTAACTTTTTAATACTTAAGTTTTGGGGGGTCTTGGGCAACTTTGGAAGATTGTCAAGCAAGTTTATAAAAATACTATAAATATTTTACATAATAGTAATAATGTTAAATATGTATAAATATTTTAATATTTGTACATATTAATAAAAATAAAATGTATAAAATCAGAAAAGTTAATGAAATATTCTTTTTATATTCACTAAGAGCAAGTTTCTTATTATATATTATTGTTTTGCTAGGTGTTGGTGGTTTTGCACCACAATATTTAGAATACTTGAAGTCATTTTTGCGTATATATATAGGTTCTTTGTTAGTTATATATTATAATCCTATTACATATAACGAACGCAAATTTGGAGAATTTGATAGACAATTGGTATTTTCTTCGGGTGTATTTTTATTGTTATCAAGTACAATAATTGGTTCTATTGAAAGTTATTTACAAAGCAATGCTAAATATATTATAAGCAATACTATAAATGAATTAATTGCTAATGTAACTAAGTAGTTTACAACAAATATGTTTAATAAAAATTAATTGTTTAAATTATGCTTTTCTATTTTTTTTGGTAAATTTGCGTGATTTTGAGTTAAAAAATGCCTCTATTTTTTTTATTAAAACATTACCAAATACTTGTTCAATATTATATTCTACTTTTGATTTATTTAAATGTTCTAGTTTATAATTTTGTGTATTGCTAGCAATATAATTAATAAAATCTTCTTTTGACTTAGCACTAGGAAAATAAGAATAATATTTATCATAAGTTTTAGATGCCATAGTTATAAAATCTATATTATGATTATATGGTTTCAAGTTTATATATAATACATTTTCATTATACATTTCATTATGTGTTTGATCATCTATAAAGCATATTTGACTATTTGATGGTAATTTTGTACAATTTATTAAATCTTTCATAGACTTTCCATGCGAAGTTCTACAAACTTCAATAATTTGTCCATTTACTTTAAATGCTCCAATTATTCTATCAAATAATTGATATTTTAATTTATAATGAAAATAATTTTGAATCATAGTTGCCCATGATTTTGGACCATTATTATTAGTATATATCATCACATAATTACATAATCCTTTTTCTTTTTTTTGCTTAATATTTTTCAATATATTTAATATGTTAGGACGCAAAAATTTAGGAAAAGTATCTAATAGTTCAAAAAATAACATTTCATTGCTATTATTAATATAGTTTGTAAATAATGACCAAAATACATATAATTGTGAAAAATGTCCAAGAGTTTCATCTAAATCAAAGACCATTACATAATTAATGCTATTTGGAATTGTGCTTTCTATTAACATACTACTTATATGATTCTAATATAACATTATAAAATAATTTTGCCACATAAAATATATTGGCATTTTTCCAACACTATATATTTAATAGTTTCCAGTATAAATTATATATGCTAAAAATAGACCAAAGAAATTCTTGGCAAAAAGGTCTAATATATTATATAGTATATTTTTGGCATAATAAGGTAAAGCAGCAACAAATCCATATAAAGACCAAAAAATAAGAAAATAGAAGAAAAATATGTAGCCACTATTATTTTTTTGAACAAAATTAGTATAAATCATAGTATAATAAATTACAAATGGTATAAACCCAAGAATTATAGAATATAGTACTGGAATTACTTTTATTTCTCCCAAATACCCAAAGAGCAACATTGCCCAATTTAAAAGCAATATTGGTATAATAACATTAGAATTACTAGTTAAAATAGAATATAAAGTTAGACCTTGTGTTTGATTTGTTTCTTTAGCATTAATAAATATTAAATAAGAAATTAATGTAATAAGCATAGTAGGAGTTGTAATCATCCAATCAAAATATCTTTTAGGTGTTATATTAGTAAGTTTTAAAACATTAAATGCTAACCATATATAAAATACTCCTTCAATTAATTGAACAAATAATTCTAAGAAAAATAAGTCTTTTATTAAATGATATATTGTAGGAATTTCTATAAAAATACCTTGAATACTTATTACAAATGTAAATATTTGTATAGCTATAGAAATTATTAATGTATAATTAAGTATTTTTTTAGCATTCATAGTAATTATATATATAACTTTATAAAAATATATGTTATTTTTATAAAAATATATGGTATTTTATAAAAATATATGTTATTTTATAAAAATATATGTAAAATATAATATATTATAATGAATTTAACAAAAGAGGATTATATTAATATTTTAAATTATTATAATATTAAAATAAATTCAAACACATCTTTAAGTTCTATAAAAAAAATGGCAGAAAATATAATAGCAAAGAAATTATGTAGTTGTATAAAAAAAGTTCCCAATCCAGGTAACAAAGAAAGTCGTGCCATTGGAATATGTAATCATAGTGTATTACAACGTAAGCATTTAAAAATAAATGGATTTTCGTGTAAAAAAAGAATGATGTTAAAAACAAGTAAAACAAATAAAAATAAATTGACTAAAACGTTAAATGGCAAATTACTTTTAAATAAAAAACAAACACTAAAGCAAAAAAAATAATACACAACACAATACAGCACAATACAAATATATGCTATGGAAACTTACCATTCATAGCATCTACTTGCCACTTGGTCAATGGTTCCTTTGTTCCTGTTTGGTAATGTATCCATGTCGAAGGTGTTGGTTCATCATTGAAGGTCACATCCACTTGCTTGTCGCCATCTCTACAATAATTTCCATAGTGTCGTGACGCATTTGGATTTGACCCAACTAGAACATACTTCACAAAGCACTCAGCACAATAATGATGCTTGACTGGGTACTCTTTTCCATTGACAAACATTGTCGTTGACTGCATGGGCTTTTGAATGCGATGATAGTACCGACTGTACCCATAATTCCATACATACTCACACACCGCTTCAGTATCGTAGTAGCAGTTTGCGTTCGCACAGTCACCCATCACATGCTGGAATTCGAAACGCTTGTCAACATAGCGTTCAGTAAACACTCCGTAGTGTGTAGCCACCATCTGTCCCGCAATGTAAAATTGACTCACACATTTGCTAAACAAGACACACGTCTCCTTGAAACTCACGAGGTAGTCTTTGTTTCCAAGTCGGTCAACAATGAGTGCAATGAGCTCGCTTGGCAAGTCGCAAATATTGAGAGCACAAATGTTGAACTCGCACGCTTGGCACATCATCATTGCTTTTCGCTCTTTGCTCTTTGCTTGTTGCTTTTTTTGTCCAGACTATAAATAAATACCAAAAAAAAGTATTCAATTTTTATAATGTATAACAAGAACACACACAACACAGTAGTATCACTCATTTACCAAGCATTTTAATTTGAAACTTGGTTAGTGGTTGCACGGTGCCTGAACCATAATAAGATGTTGAAGATGGGTATGGTGCTCTATTAAAAATCACATGCACATTTTGTTGACGTCTGTCATAAGAAGTCCAATAGCGATGCGAAGCATTCTTGTTGTCACCCACCAAAACATATTTCTTGAAGCACTCGCAACAATAATGAGACCTAAACCATTGTTTCTTTCCTGTAACCCACATTGTTGTTTCATTCAACGCTGGTTGCCGTTCAGTGTGTTTGTATGTTTTTGAGCGAGCCTCCCATATGTGTACCACTGCCATTTCCGTCTCCTCGATACAGTTAGGATTTATACAGTATTGGCGCTTTGTAGGAACAAACTTCTCAAAAAACTCAAGCAACCTCTCTCTAGCGACCGAAAATGAAACATGGTTGCTTGAATTAATGCTAGACATAGTTGTTGTTTAGAACTATAAATAATTAGTAAATAATTTAAAAAAAAATCAATTTTTTTACAACACACACAACGCACTTAACATCAATCACTACTAAGCATGCAAAGTTGTTGCTCACTCAACTTTTCATCGCGTTTTGTAATACTATTGTACCATGTAGAATGCACAGGCTCATAATGAAAGTACACTTCCACTGCTTGAACTCCAGGACAATATTGCTCATAGTGCTGCGAAGCATGCTTGTTGTCTCCCACCAAAACATATTTCTTGAAGCACTCGCAACAATAATGAGACCTAATCCATTGCTTCTTTCCATTCACCCATATGATTGAAATGTTCAATGCTGCCTGCCGATCCGTGTGTTCGTATGATAGTGAGTTAGCCTTCCATATATATAGCACAGCACCTTCAGTGTCCTTGACACACTCAGGATTGATACAGTATTTGCGTTTGGTCGGAACGAACTTCTCAAAAAACTTAAGCAACCTCTCTCTTGCGACCGAAAATGAAACGTGGTCGCTCGAATTAATGCTTGACATATTGCTTTTGTTCTTTGCTCTTTGCTTATTTGTCCAGACTATAAATAAATACAAAAAAAAGTATTCAATTTTTTAAATCTATAACAAACACATATACAAATATACAAATTATACTTATTCTTCAAGCATCATCACTTGCCATTCAAATAATGGTTCTCTTTCTAGTGTTCTTTGATTGGTCCATGTTGAAGGAGTAGGTTTATTATTATAAGAAATGTTTACTTGCATGTTATATTTATAATAATCTCCATAGTGTTGTGATACATTTTTTCTATCACCTATTAAAACATGTTTTTTTAAGCACTCACAACAATAATGAGACATAAAATTATATGGTTTTCCGTTAACAACTATTTCTGTTGCGTTTAACGCAAATTGTGTATGATGTGTATAATTTCCTTGACCATAATTCCATATATATTCAACAATACTTTTACTATCGTCACTACAATTAGGATTCATACACCAACTCTGTCTTCCTTTTAAAAGAATAGTATATAGTCCATACTTTCTTGATACTATTTGTCTAGCAATGTAAAATTGACTGATAGATTTGCTAAACAACATACACGTCTTCTTCAAGTTTACAAGATAGTCTTTATCTCCAATATTGTCTACAATCATAAATATGAGTTCGCTTGGCAAGTCACAAATATTGAACGCACAAACTTCGCACATCATCATTGCTTTTTTGCTTGTTGCCTGTCACTTTTTATCTTTTTGTATAGACTATAAATATATAGTAAAAAAAATAAATTAATAAAGTATTCAATTTTTTTTATCAATACGTATGAAGTATCTAGTTGTATGACAAGACATTTTCTTGATACTCGGTTAGAACATGATCTTCCCCAGTAACACAATTGAACCATGTAGAAGGCCAAGGTTCATTATGAAAGTACACTTCTACCTGTTGAACTCCATCACAATAATTCCCATAGTGTTGCGAAGCATTCTTGTTTTCACCCACCAAAACATGTTTCTTGAAGCACTCGCAACAATAATGAGACCTTATCCAATGTGGCTTTCCATTTACCCACGCAGTTGTAATGTTCAACGCTGCCTGCCTATTAATATGTTCATATGCCTGAGAGTGAGCCTCCCATATATGTAACACGGCAGCCTCTGTATCTTTAACACATTCAGGATTAATACAATAATCTCTCTTGGATGGAATAAACTTCTCAAAAAACTCCTTCAACAGCTCTCTGGCAACTGAAAATGAAACGTGATTGTTTGACATAGTGTTTGTGCTCATTATTGCTTTTGCTTTTTTGTCCAGACTATAAACAAATATAAAAAATAAATAATCAATTTTATAAAAGTATAGCAATAATTCTTAGATAAATATATACTTACATTTTGCGTAACTTATATTTACTTCATCTATATAGTCATAATTATGCTTAACATTTCTTAAATCTCCTACTAAAACAAATTTTTTTAAACATTCACCACAATAATGTGTATTAAGACAATACTTTTTATCATTAATTAAAAGTATTGTTTTTTTTAAGGCAAATTGCTTAATATGAACATAACTATCATAACCATTGCGATAATGTTTATAAAATATTTCCTTAGTATCTTCACTACAATTAATATTAACACAAAATGTTCTTGGGGAAAAGTGACTAAGTCTAGATGATAACAAAAGTTTGGTAATTGACAACTTTGAAACATTATTATAGTTACTTAAACAAGTTCTCTTAAGCATAGCAAGATAATAATAATGTTTTACATGACTTATAATAATTCCAATGACATCATTATTTAAGTCACAAAAAGTGATGCCCATTATATAATAGGTCTTTTGTATAAATAGTTTGTATATTTATATAGGTTATATTATTGATAAAAAAACAATCAATTTTTTTAATGTATACTATGTTGTTTTACTTTAATATATTATATTAACTTGTTCAGAGTTTTGATAGTTTTCTATTACATTTGAGTTAGAACCAACTAGCACAAATTTTTTTAAGCACTCACAACAATAATGAGAATATATATTATAATATTTTGCGTTAACTATGATACAAGTAGCATTCAACGCATATTGTCTATAATGTAAATAACGTGTATAATAATAATTATGAATAAATGTAAAAACATCATAAGTGTCTTCATAACACTCAGGATTTATACACAATTCACGATAACTAAACAAACCCAGTTTAGTAGACAACATTAGTTTAGCAATAGCAAAAACACTAATTGTTTTATACATTGATTTACAAGTTGTTTTAAGTGTACTAAGAAATTTATAATCTTTAAAAAGATAGTCAACTATAAGTCTATTAACATCATTAGGCAATTCATATATGTCTAAATAAGTACAAGGTTCGCATATCATTTATAAGAAATATTATTGAGTACATAGAAAAAATAATAAACGTTAACTTATCAATTTTTTTATACATCTATTAACTTTGTTTATGTAAATAGTCTACTGCTTTTAAAATTATTTCTTCTTCGCTATTTAATTTTTGAAATATTATATTTTCATTTAAATATAGCGTTATAAAATTATGATTATAGCTTTTTAATACCAATGCCAATCCTTTGTCGTGTATTTTAATATCACATAATAGAGCTCCATTGGTTATTTTAATAGAATCTATTTTGTTCAAATTTATCCATCTTAAATTTCTCCCGTACTTTAAATCTTTTATATTTTCTATATACATATAACCATTTAGTTTTTTATGATAACTTTTTAAATCTTCGCGGTTTAATCCGAGTTCTTGTAAGATTTCATTTTTCTTTTGTTTTATTTCTTGAATATTTGTATTTATAATATTTAAATTGTCATCATTTTCAAGTGCTTGTTGTAATAAGTCAATATTCATAAACTATATATAAAATATTTATAATTTTATAATTTTATAATTTTATAATTTTATAATTTTATATTTTATAAATTTATATTTTATATTTTATATTTTATATTTTATATTTTATATTTTATATTTTATAATTTTATAAATTTATATTTTATTATATTATTTTATAAAATAATATAATGTTTTTTGATTTTAAACATTTGAGAGATTCAAACATGAATTATTTTGAACATATGTTCATTTCTTTAAATTATTCTTTTATATTATTTATTTCATGTGTTAAATCATTAATTCATTCATTTATTCCTGATTTATTTGTAAGATCCACCACTGAATGTATAATAGAAATTAATAATAAATTAGAAAAACATAATATGAAAAGATTATAAAAAAATTGACTTATAAATAATTATTTAACATTAGTATAAGAAGACTAAAATTATGATGGTAGATGAAGAATTAATTAATTCAATAAAAAAAACTATTAAAACTATTGTTTTGAATAATGAAAATATTACAAACTATTTAGATTTATATAATTATCCTAGCGATTGTTATGAAACTATGGATGAATATATTTTAGATAAATATAATTATGAATTATTTGGGAAAAATGTGTATTGGAAAGAATTTGAAACTATTGGACTTAAAGAAATTCATAATTTTATACCTGCTATTATAAACATATCGCATCGCTATAGTAATTATTATGAAGTTATTAGTTGGATTCAAAATGGAGAATATTATAAATTAATGAGTTTATATGCTTTAAGCACGTCATATAATATTATAAAAACAAATATTACAACTATTAAAATGACTTGGTTTGACAATGACGCAACAAGTCTTGGTGATGCAAAATAATATATACTATTATAACTTGTAATTTTTTATAATTATAAAATTTATATTAACATATATTAATATATTAACATATATTAATATATATATTAATATATATATGGTAAAAAAAACACTTAAACGTAAAAAAATGGGTAAAAAAAATAATAATATAAAACATATTAATAAAACTAAACAACGTCAAGGACGAGGCATTAATTATAATTTACAAAAACAATTAATTAAATTGTGCTATACGAAACGCTGGAATAGTTACGATGATTTAGTTCAAACTATTATAAGTAATGAAGACTATTTAACAGACTTTTTCGAGTCTTTATCTAATTATAAAGGTCGTAATTGGGAATGTTTAGAAAGATGCTATGAAGAAATTCTTCCTCGTGCTTTTGATAATGCTGCTGCTAATAATTTTACTTATTATTCAGGTCATGATATTAAGCAATTATTAGTTACTTTATCTGACTATCCAATTATGCAAGAAAAATTAGTTTATATTATTAAAGATAATATAGATGTTCGTGAAAAGTTGTTTTATCATTTAAATAATAATATTCATAACTTTAGTCGAAATACTTTAGAAAAATTACAAACACCAATTTCACAATTACAAGAATTGGCAGTACAAGATGCTTGGAAATATCAATCTTATATAAATACAAATCTTGAGCGTAGTAATGGTATAAGTCATATTTCTATACGTCGGTTTAGTGCTCAAGGATATTAATAACAACTAGTAATAATTTATAAAAAAATTGATTTATATTTTTATAAATTATTTAACACTCATAATGATGACTACTACACTACTTTTAATGAGTTTAGTAACCACTAATAGCAATGCTATGTCAAATATATTTGCTTTAAATTATTTAAAAACACAAGAAAAAAATAAGATTAAGTATGTTAAAAATAAGCAATATGAAAATAGACGTAATTTAATGATTAATAATAAAAGCAATAGACATTATTTTAATAATTTTAATATTGCCAAAAACTACAAGCATTAAATATATTTATAAAAAATAACATTAGTGTATTTAAATATAAATAATAAATATTTTTTTTTATAAAAATCAAATTATTACGCAAATTGTTTAAATAAATTGTTTAAATAAATTTATATAGTATTTATAATATAAAATGACAACAACAAATGATTTATATAATGTAAGTTTACATAATTTTGAGCTACATAATACTATAAATGATTCAATAGCAAATAGAAATTTTCCATCAAATAATTTAGGAATGAATTTTTCGTTTAGACCAGTAAATACAAAATATACTTTAATGCCTACTTATAATCATCCTATTCAATCATCAGTGCCTATAAATAATAGTGAAGTATATGATGTAAATAGCACATTTTTTCCAGGAACTAGAAAACCACATTTTTTTGGTTTTGCAACAAATGTTGATAAAGAATCTACTTTAAGAAACCAATTTTTTGCTTTACAAAAAGCAGACCAAGTAGCATATCTTCCAAATACTTTTAGCAATTTATATGAAAATAACATTAATTTTACAACATATAATGCTAATTTAGACGCACATTTATTATTTAAACAAGAAAGCTTTAATGATTTTAATCCAAATTTATCAAATTCAATTGGAAATGAAATATTTTATAACTCAACACGAGTTCAATTAAAAGATTTAAAATAAAATTTATTATAATACATAATTATGAAACAAAATAATAAAAATAATAAAATTAAAAAGCCAAAACAAATGAACATAGTTAGTATTGATTTAGAGCAAAAAGAAGTTAAAGAAGTCAAAGAAGTTAAAGAAGTTAAAGAAGTTAAAGAAGTTAAACCTATTGAGTCATTTATAAACAACATAGACTTATTATATTTAACAAATCAAGCTCAATATGCTAAAACAAATAAATTAGAAAATTTACTAAGCAATAATAGTTTATTAAAAGAAATTTTTGATAATTTAGAAGACAACATTAAAGTATATAAAGAACAAATTTTAAAATACAATACTTCTACTTTAGAAAAACTAATGGCTAGTAATAATGATACTAATACTAATACTAATACTAATACTAATACTAATATAAATGAAAAGTACAAAATGTATTATTTATTATATGTATTAAACTTAATACTACATTTAAAAGAAAAAAGAATGAAAAATATAATAAAAGATGAACTAAAAGATTACTCAAATAGTAGTATAAGTAACCAAAATATTGGTGATTTTAATATAAATGCTGAAACTATTAATTGTATGTGTCCCCAAAATGATACTTCAAAAAAAATACAAAATTTAGATTTATTTGTTGTAAGAAAATCAAATAAATATAATAAAAAAATACTTCCACAAAAAAGGGAATAATTTTTTTATAATTATATATTAATTAATAAAGCATTAATTAATATGATTAATGTTAAAAACAATATAAATAAAAATTTTACAAAAACAAAAAAATCATTTAAAAAATCACAATTTAAAACGCGTTTACATAGACGAAAACCAAAAACAAGTCGTAAATTTAATAAACTTAAATGTTCGCCATATCAAAACAAAAATATAGACAACGAATTAAAAGATTATACTTGTTATTCGCGAAGCAATTTACAATTATTTAAAAATGTATGGAATGCTAATAATAGTGATAAAATAGTAACAAATAATAGTAGAGAAATATGGGAATACTTTAAAAACAAATTAAACAAACAATGTTATGATGAATTATGCTGGTTAAAAAATAGTCCATTAAATAAAGTAAACAATAGTGAATTATTAATAAAAGAAATATTTAAACCTTTTTCTCCTGAAAGTTGGTCTAGCAAACCAAATACTTGGTTATCCAGTGTTGATATAATAAAAATAATGAAGCAATATGAAAAATCACATAGCAATTTCAAGTTTATTGGACCATCACCAATAGATTTTGATTCCAAAGAATTATTTTCGACTTGTGTGTGGGAGCAATTATGTAATTTCAATTTAGAAGAACATATTAAAAATAAGATTACTAAAATAGGCATAATATTTAATACTGATCCACATAATAAACCAGGTCAACATTGGATTTCGCTATTTTTAGACTTGACTAATAAATTTATTTTTTACTTTGATAGTAATGGAAGTAAAACACCAAAACAAATCCAAGTTTTAATTGACAGAATAGTAAATCAAGCACATAATTTAAATATTAAATTAATTGCCGATAATAATGAAGGTTTTACACATCAATTTAGTGATGGACAATGTGGTATGTATTCATTATATTTTATAATAGAATTATTACAAGAAAATAAAACATATAATTATTTTAAAACTACACGTATTAAAGATGAAACTATGAAAGAATATAGAAAAAAATATTACAATGAGGCGCATATAAAAATGAACCCGCTATTTGCTAATTAATGTTTAATCTTTCGATTGCTGTAGCTCTTTATGCTTTTATATAAGTTTACAAACTTAGTATATTATAAAATATTATAAAATATTATAAAATATTATAATATTTTATAAAATATTATAAAATATTACAATATAAAATATAATACTTATAATACTTTATATTATGACCACTCTAAAAATTAACTACAAAAATAATTCATCTGAAATGTGTGAAATTGGTAAAAAATACGATACTGATAAATCATCACAAAGAAATAATGTAAATGATTCTAGACATTGCCATCCATATACATTATTTTATGACTCCATGTTTAAAAAAAAAAAAGATGAAAACTTAAAAATAGCAGAAATAGGTATATTATATGGTGGTTCATTACTTATGTGGAAAGAATACTTTACAAATTCACAAATATATGGATTTGATTGTAACAATGATTTAATAAAACATTTTAAACAAAATTTTAATAATGACAGAATTACTCTTTCTAATATAGATGTAACTAATAAAAATAGTATTATAAATGCTTTTAGCGAATTAAATGAATTGTATGATATAATCATAGAAGATACTACACACCAATTTGAAGACCAAATACGAGTTATTGAAAATGTTTATGAATATTTAAAACCTGGAGGAATATTAATTATTGAAGATATATTTAAATCATATAATGAAAATGATTATATAAATCGCTTAACACCTATATTGCCACATTTTCAAGATTATTTTTTTATAGAATTAGACCATAATAATAGAAACTCAACTGGTTGCAATAATGATAAATTATTTATATTAATAAAAGGAGGAAATGAACCAATTTTTAAAAATACAAATAAATTAACAATTATAACACCATCATATAGAGTTCATCTTTTAAAAGAAATTGAAAAAAATATGAATTTTGAATATATAGATGAGTGGATTATTGTATATGATGGCAGTAAAATAACTGATAATCCAAAAATATTTGAAAACCAAGGAAATAATAAAATCAAAGAATATATACATACAGATTTGACTGGTGTAGGCGGAAATCCACAAAGAAATTATGGATTAAATAGAATTACAAATCCAAATGCTTTAGTACATTTTTTAGATGATGATAATATAGTACACCCAAATATGTATAGTTTAATGAAAATTATTGATAATACTAAATTATATACATTTAATCAACTCAATAGATTAAATGGTGATGATATACGTATTTGGCATATTGATACTGCTATGTATATAATACCTTATAAAATATATACAAATGAAAGGTGGATAACAGATATGTTGGATGCGGATGGACGCTATATTGTTGAGTGTTATGATAAAAATAAAGATATACATATATTTGTTGACAATGATTTATGTTATTATAATAAATTACGACCAGAAAACTAATGTATAATAATTAAGGCTTAACTTGTTGTTGTTTTTGCTCTTGTTCTTGTTCTTCATGTTCAGCAATTAAATATGGACTAACCCTAGAAATGTTAGTATTATTTGTCTTAGTTAAATCTAATTTAATTAATATGTATTCGCCACATGGACCACAATTGTCTTCATTTGCCAAATCTATTTTTTTGTTTAATTTAATAGCACATCGTTCTTGACTCCATCGCCCAAGAGGCCCCACTTCATTTAAAAATAACATATTAAATAGCGTCTTGCTGTATAGAAACTTGGTTGCTTTTGTAAAAGGCATTATGCTTATTATTATACTAACAACAAAGCTAGTATAATAATAAATCAATTTTTAAATAAAATTTGGAATATAATTTAATGTCTACGACTACGTCTTGCTGTTCTTTTGCCGTGTCTATGTCTTTTTTTTGAACCTTTATTTCTTCTAGCTTTAGTCTTAAATCCTTTGCCAAATATTCTTTCACTCCATGACTGGCTTCTAGTGCTGGCTTGACTATATGGATTTACTGTGTGGCGAATGGTTTCTTTGCTTTTTTCACGCTTAGGCGTGTCATCATCTGAACTCGAGTTTGAACGCGAAAGACGCTCTGCCTTTGCTGCTGCGTGTCTTCTTCTACATCCGCGTCTCCTCATCCCATAACATGGTGGATGCCATTCTGATTCTGATTCTGATTTTGATTCTGACATTTGTTTATATATTAAAACAATATAAAAATAAAAATGATAAATCACTAAATATAAAAGTATTATGTTTACTAATTATATATTAGGTTATATAAATAGTTATTCTAAAAAGTATTAAGCAAAATTGCGTTCCCATATTTTGCGTTTTGGTGCCATTCTTTCTAGCTCCCAGTCTGGATTTGCGTTCATAGCTTTAATAAGTCCATCATAATCTATATCTGGTTGTGAAGTCATTTTATTTAACAACATAATATTATAATCATAAGCAAATTGAGTATATTTTCTATCTTTTGTATACTCAGCAGTCTGGCTAGCATTTCCTCTAATATTTCGGCTAGCATTTCTTTTTAAATTTTTTAAATTTGTTAATCCCTTGTCTAATAGTGCAAGCAAGTTTTTATTAATAGCTAGTGCCAATTTTAAATGCCGTTTATATTCCTGTTTGGCCTTGTCTTGAAAATCATAACAGCCAATACTAAATCCTCTGTTGTTAAAGGCTGTATCTACTCTTGTAGTTGGCAAGCAAGCACTAATTTTTGAAGCACCAATTCCTCATCCTTTTCTTTTTGAATATAATTTACGTCTTATTTTAGCTAAAGTCTTGCGTTTTTTATTATTTTTAGTTTTCCGCATATATAATAAACAAATATTTTATATTAGTTTATATTATACTATATAAAATATGGATTTTTATACTCGTTTGTTTTGGATGTTTTTCTTAGTCTTTGTTATTTTATCTGGTTATTTACTTTGCTGTACCAAGAAAACTAATATATTTTATATTCAAATAGCTTCTGGTCTAGGAATGTTTGTTACAAGCAAAATTGGAAGAAGTTTTTTAGGAATAAGTAAAAAGTAGATTACTATTTAGTAAATAACATCATAATTATAATTATATAATAATATTTATAATTTTATACTATATATGGGGTTTGTTAAAAACAAAAATTTTAATATATTATTTATAGTAGTTGTGTTTATTCTTATGCTTTTAAATTTTAATACTTTTAATAGGTATATAAACGCATATATAAATGGCGAACCTCCACCAAAGAGACTAATTCGAAGAACATTGGATAATTATTTTGAAAAATAATAACTAATCAATAATAAATAGTAAATAGTAAATAGTAAAAATAATATTATATTAATTAAATTTTTAAATAATATTATATTAATTAAATTTTTAAATAATATTATATTAATTAAATTTTTAAATAATATTTTAGGAATAATTTTTATATATTTAGAATAATTTTTATATTTATATATATATATAAAAATGAGCGGTTATAGCACCCAGATGCCCTCTTGGGATCCCCCTCCCCCATCGTTACCCCCGAAACAATATTTCAAAGAAAAAGCAAAATTAGACGCGGAGCTTGATGAATATATGAAGGGTAGGGGTGGTCAAAAACGCTTTAGAAAATCAAGACGTGTTAGTAATAGAAGACGTAGAAACAAATCTATTCGAAGACGTAGAAATAAATCTATTTGAAGACGTAAAAATTAAATATATAACATAATATAGTATATTTTTATTGTTTATAAAAATATACTTTAGAAATAATATTATTTTGAAAAATAATTACGTATATGATTGGTTCCATAGTTTATCTAATTTCCAAATAGGAGTGCGTTTATTTAGTGCCCATCGTGAAAAACGATTCACATAATGACGACAATCATTAATACCCAGTATATATTTTTTTTGTAGAGTTTTTTCAAATTCAACAACTTCGTCCAATGTTTTGCTAGTTTCACCCCAATATATAGTTTTATTGGCCAAAGTTTCTGGTATATAAAATTTGTATATTTTATCAATTAATCTTACTTCACTATTTATAACGCTAGTACTAGAAACACCAATATTATTAATTGTTTTATATTCACATTTATTTGGGTCGCAAAATGGTCTGTAATCATATCTTAAAATAGTATCTTCATTTTTAAAACTAATCCCAATATGATACAAATTGAATTCATTGTTAAATTTTTCTAAATGTAAATGAACTTGTGTTTTTGGGTTGTATGTTGGCATAATATACGAAAATATTGTTTGAATAAGTAATAATAAAGCAAACATACTTAACTAATATATGATAATATAAAAAATAAATTTATTATATAAATATAAATATAAATATGTTTATATATTAAATATGCAAAATTGTTTAATATGCTTAGAAGAGTCTAATAATTTAAATGCAATAACTCATTGCGGAGTTTATTATGTTCATAGTAAATGTTATAGTCAATGGTTAATGAAAAATAATACGTGTATTGTATGTAGGAAGTCTTTAACGCAAGAACCAAATAATACATCCGAAGAATTTAATGACGAAACTACATTAACATCCATAAAATTTGCTGTTGCTAATATTATAATTATTACATTTATATTAACACTGACAATATTAACATTATATATTTTTGTAACTTGTGATTTAAAAAAGGCATATTGTAAATTATTTTAATTATTTAAAGTTAAAATAATTATTTTAGGTTTAAATTAAGTTAAAACTAATGTGCTTAAATACTATAATATTGTATTTATGTCTAATATATTAGTGAGCGAACAAAATAAAGAACTTTTATGGAATATATTGTCTAGCAATAAAGCGTTTGTTAATATTCCAGAGTCAAAGTTTTCAAATATAAAAGCTATTTTTGAAAGTAATATAACTAAAATATTTAACGAAAACAAAGAAATTTTTACTTCTAATTATAAAACCGGTGATTCTAAAAATATTGTTATGCAATTAAATAAAATTATTTTACAAAATATTATGCTAGATATTAATAGTTTTAAAAAGTCATTATTAGTTCCAGCACATATAAAAGATATTTACAAAAATGAGAAATCAGAAGAATTTGACAAAGAGTTGCTTGAAAAGAAGGTATCTTTTAGTAATTTAATTACTAAAAAAGTTCCCGAAACAATCGATTTTAGTGAAACTAAAGATACTCCATTAGAAAATAATAGTATGAATGAACTACTTGAGAGAATACAAAGAGAAAGAAATAATGATGTGCCTATGACTAGCATTAATGTTTTAAATACAAATTCAAATGAAAATCAAAATCTAAATCAATTAGAACTAGTAGACTTAGATAAATTTGATGCCCCTTTACCTTTAATAAATGAGGAAAATACAAGTATGTTAGAAAAAGAAACTAGTTTTACTAATAAAACTAAAATATTAAATATGGAAGATTTAATAAATAGTTTTTCAAGCACAACAGAAAATACAAGAGAACTTACTAGAGAAAATAGTAATCTTAAAAAATTTGTAGCTAACGAAAATAATAGTGAACTTAATTTAAATCTAAATATTAAGTTGGATTTTTTAAATAAACAAATGGAAAAAGTTTTGTACAATCAAAAATTAATAATGGCCAAATTAAGTATTTGAGTTAAAATAGTTAATAATGAATAAATTATTTACTATAAAGAATATAATAAATAATTTGTTATGTGTTATGTGTTATGTGTTATGTGTTATGTGTTATGTGTTATGTGTTATATGTTATGAGTAAATTTACTCTATATTTTTTGGAATCTATGGGTTCCATCATCAAGTTTTACTAATTTACCTAAAAGCAATAATTCTTCTTTCAAATAACTATCATAATCAAATAATTCTTTTGTAACTTTATTATAGGCATATTTATTACCATTTATTACTAGTTCATTTAATTTTAATAGTTCTGTTTTCTTGTTTAATTTCATGCCTTCGTCTTTATCTTGGTTGGCTATATTTGGAGTATATATATATTTATTTTCACTTGGATTGCCTATTACAAAACATTTAACATCTTTTTCTTTACTTGATGACCTAGTATGAATACTACAATCTATTGCCGACTCTTTAACGCCTTGTAATAGTGAAGCATTTATTTCCTCTTTAATGCTAGATATTTCATATAAATATTCGTCACTTGTTATGACCTTCTTTTTATCTTTTTTAGAAATATCTTTTACTCGCAATTCAATTGATAAATCACTTGACAATTGTGCTTCGCTGAAAACCATTAAATATAAAAACACATTTACTGTTTGTAGTTCTTTGGGTAAATCACTATGACTACAAATACGGCGAGCGCGACCAATAACTTGATGAATTCTTACAGGATGCCAATAGGGTTCTGTAATGTGGACATAACGTACATTTTTTAAACTAATGCCTTCGGCACCCGATGAAGTAATCATTAATACTTTAATAATTTGACCATAAAAATTGTCTGGTGCTAATGTTTGAATGGATTTTACTATTGATGAAGGCACTAATTTCCAATTACTATTTAATACATTTTTAATGATTTCACGCTCTTCGGGAGTTTCTGATCCAGTATATGCCGCATACATTGGTTTTCCCATATTTTCCTCGCCTATATTTAGCATAAATTCTCCTTTTTCATTTTTCTTTAATTTAAATTCTACAAAATTATTTTGCTTTAAAACCAATTTAAAAATACCTATGCCTTCTAATGTTTTAAATTGTGAATATAATAAATGAATACCTTTATGGTCGTCGTCTATAATATTTTCCAATATATGTAAAAATTTAGGACTATAAAGTTGTAGTCCTTCTTTTGATAAATATTTGTGTGAATATTTTTCCAATTCTTTTAATGCCTCGCTAATGCGTTTACTATAACTGCTATCATTTACTTTTGGATTTGCTAAATCTTTTTCTAACTCTTTTATGTCATCAGCATCATATTTGCCATCTACATTTTCCAATTTTTCCGCAACACTTAAGTCGTCTAATAATTCTTCTGATATATTTTTACTGATGTTTTCACTAATGCCTTCGTCACTAATATTTTCCAAAGTGGCTTCAATTGTTGCTTCCTCATTAGGCATAGGTCGTTTTATGTCTGGTTTAGGAAATACAAAATTACAAAACGCACGAGAAAATATGCGATATGTTGATGTGCTGTCGCTATATAATTCGTCTCCTTGTGCTCCTCCCTTTGTTTTCTTGGATTTTTTCTTTTTATTTGCTTCTTCTAATTTGCGTTCTTGAATACGCGCTTCTTCATAAATGCCAAATTGAAAATCACTCATGTGGACTTTAATTATTTTAAAATCGTTAGGATCACTATGGTCATAACTAGGCATTAATTGTTCTTGGGCACTTCTAAAATAAGAGGTTAGTCCAATTATACGCATTTTAAACATATATGGATTATTGATAGTATTATTTGGATTAATAAAGAGTGCTTTAAAATCATCAAAATTGTCTGGAAGTGCTTTATAACTATTAATATTTATTTTTTTATTTGCTATTTTGAGAGATTGCCCTTCAAATGCCGACATTATTTTTTCTATAAACTCTTCGCTTGTTATTACATCGCTTGTGTAAACTAATTTGTTTTTGTCTGCTGCGGACTTAATATATCCAAAAGGATTTTGAGTAATAGTGACTTCATAACTTACAGAATTATATTCAATAGAATCAATAAAGTTTAATATGTTGGCTTTATAAAATAGTTCTTCTAATTTTTCCTTAGTCATAGTAGTTTTGTCTAATAATAATTTAAAATTGTAACTTCTTAGTGTTCCACGTAATATATTAAATAAAATGGCAATTTCATTTGGATAATTAATAATTGGTGTTCCTGTTAATAATATGATTTTACAATTTTCAGCGTCCATCAAATAATTATATAATTTCATTGATAAGGATGTTTTTCGAGTCAATTTATTAACTATTCGACTAATAAAATTATGTGCTTCATCTATTATTATTACTTTATTAGAAAAAGGATTAATTGTGCCTCCGTTTGTCATACCATTTAAATGTGAACTGCGAAGACCATTATAACTTATAAATTGGTACTTATAATTAATCATTTTGTCTAATTGAGCATTAATTTTTTTTTGGTCTTCAAAATCGAGAGAATCATAATTAGGTTCTTTTTTAACATTGACAAACCACGCACCGCCATTACTAGTAATATATTCTTGCGGTAATTTTAATAGTGTGCTTAAATATTCTACATATTCAGGATGTGTTTTTGTATTAATGAACTCCCAATATTGATTTTTTTTATATAAATAGTCACCGCATTTTTTAAGTTCTTCTACATAGTTATCTCTCAAAGATGCTGGTGTCATAATAAGAATTTTCTTGTCATTTTTAATGCCTTCGGCAATGGCAATAGAAGAGCACGTTTTACCGGAGCCTAAACCATGATATAATAATAATCCTCTATAAGGTGTATAAATATTTATATAATCTCTCACAATTTTTTGATGAGTTAAGAGAGAAAAGTTATTGCTTTCGCTTGCCGAACAACTAATGGATGTTTTGCCTAGTTCCATTTCTTTTTCTTCTTTTAATAATTGTTGCTTATAGGGTTCAAATAATGAGTTAATAAAACTAATGAAAATCTCTCTATTGTATAAATAATAATTGGGTGCTTTTATTAAAACATTGGGTTCTAACTTGGGAATTCTATTTATATATAAGGTTCTACCAATGCGAAGATCTTTTGGAATTACTAATGTTTCATCTATTGTTTTGCCTTTTAATTTTTTGGACTTAGATTTTGTTGGTTCACTAGGCGGAGCATCTGCTTGACTAATACTTGGTTCTGGTTTAGGTGTTAATCGTTCTTTGGAAGGAAGTTCAACATTGGCTTTTTTCATAGTTTCATCGTTTGGTTCTTTTATAATTATTTTTTCTTTTGTTTTCATTATTTGTGTTAAAGTATTTTCAGGACCCAATGTTTTTTTTGATTTTATAGATTTTGTCCCTAATTTTGGTTCTTGTAAAATAGTGTCTTTAATAGAAGGTGAAGGTTTTGCAAAAGTTGTTTTTTTTATTTTTTCATAATCTTTTTGCACAACTCCTAAATTTTCTTGGAGTTCATTAAAAAATTGCTCCCTATTTATTAGTTGTTCACTAGTTTTATCAATAATATTGGGAGCAACACCTTCGCTGGGTATTTGAATCATAACTTGGAATTGTTGTGGTTTTTTTGGTATAGGTTTTATTTTTAATTGTTCAAGAGTTTCATTTATCATTATTATATATAATTAAATAATATATAATAATATATAATAATAAGTATTTTTAATATTTTACTTAATACTTAATGTTTAATATTTAATGTTTAATGTTTAGTGTTTAATGTTTAATGTTTAATGTTTCAATAAAAGGCTTTATTAGTATTATATATATTTAAATTTTTATACGTTCTGTCATTTATAATGCCTATTAGTATTATTAATCTTCTACATGTAAATTGTTAAGTAAATATTTTATTTATATTAGTTTCTAGATTCACAATAGTGTTTGCAATTTGTTTATGGAATTCTATATCAAAATTTTTATTGTTATTTACTTCTACAGCAGAATTCCAACTATGTACTAAACATACATCATAAGTATTTGTATATTTTGAATAATTTCTTAGTTTATTATTACCCAATAAACTTGCTACTGTACTAAAAGTACTATATTTTACACCTTGTAAAATTTCTTTACATTTTGATAAACAAAACATATCTAAAACACTATTATAATTATAATAATTATCTTTGTTATCATAATCAACATTTAGTATTTTTATTTGCTTATTATTTGAAATATTATTTATACGATTTATTATTTCAAGTTTCCAATCATTATCTTCACTAGCAATAAAAAATATAGGTTCTTCTTCATCCATAATTATATTTTTAACATCCTCTAATAATTTATCTGTAATTATTATAAATTCATTTGTTAAATTTTCATGTCTAATATCACCATAGTCATTAACTTTATCAGTTTTTCTCAGATGAATCCCGTACGCTTTTTCTATATTATTCGGTATTTTTTGTAATATAATTTCAGAAGGTTGTATTATTTTTTTTGAATATTCAACAAAATCATTAGATATTTGTTCAAATGTTATTTCATTAAAAAAATGTTTAATAAATTCATAAAGTTTATATGGAGAAATGGAACCTGAACAATTATGAGAAATTACATAAAAATTATGTTTTTCATTAGTAATTGTTATTTCATTAAAGTTAAATAATCTCATATCATAGTTATTATTGCCCCAAGGTTTATATAGATTCCCGTCAAATGTTACATTTGGTTTATAATTAAGATATTTACACAATATAAAAAATCCTATTAAATCTAATAATTTATCACCTAATCCACTATATAATACAATACTAGCATTATTATTTTCCATTTTTATATAGTATTATTATTTAGTTATTTTTTAAGTTAAAAATAACAAAATAATATTTAAATATGCGTGTAAAATATAATAAAGTTGTAATATAAAAAACATTATGCTTATAAAAAAACACTTCTTTGAAATAACACATCATGTAATTATTTTAATATTACCAATAATATTTATAACATTACCATTAGTATATATTAAATACATAACATGGATACCATTAGCAATAGCATTTAGTTGGATAATTTTTAATGGTTGTATAATAAATACATTACACGATAATAAAGCTAATATTAATACTAATCAAACAGATAATATAACCCCTATTTTAAAATTATTTAGTAAAAAATTAGTCAATTATATAAACAAAAAATATTTACAAAATACAAATAGAATAATTTATATTAGTTTTTTTTATTTTATATTACTCATAACAATTGCGTGTTATAGATTAATTTATAATATTAATGTTATTAATATATGAAAATAAAATTGAAACTATTATAAAGACTTTAATAATATAAACATAAAGTATTATATTGTTAAACAATAAATGAGTATTTATAGTGAAACAAGTCAATATAGTGAAACAAGTCAATATAAATACAATATATTAGATGTTATTAGTAATAGAGTTATTTTATATAAATACTTGGAAGATTTGAATTTATATATAAAAAATAAAACACTATACGAAATTATAACATATGCTAGGAATATATGTAATGGTCTCCCTAGTGAAGAAGATTTAATTGAAAATTTAAAATCGGATAAAAATACTAAAGATAAAGGACTAACTGGAAAAATTATAGAATATGGATTGTTTGGTCAAAAACCTAATAATGATTCAACTCCTAATATTATTAAATTGGGTTATGATATAAAAACTTGTGTATTTAAGTCTCTTAAAAATGGTGGAAAAAATGCAAAAGAACGGCAAACATTAACAAATTGTGGTACTACAAAAAATTATGAAACCACTAAATAATAATTTACAGCAGTTATTTTATAATTATTACTTTTACGAGTAGTCATTATAATAATGGTTTATTATTTTATAAAAAAAATTGATTTGAAAAACTAATTATAATTAAATGGAAAGAATAACAAAATGGAAAATAATACCAAAATGTCGTTAAATAAAACTAATTTAAATAAATGGGTTGAACAAGGGAAAACTATACCTATATGCATTAATGAAGGTTGTGAAAATAATGTAGCTATAAGGCACTGGTCTGCACAAGGCGACCCGTCTTTAAAAACAGAATGTTCAAGATGTGCAGATGCGAGAAAAAGAAATAAAAATATTGATGGTATTACATTTCATAAAAAAAAATATTGTGAAAATAAAGATGGAATATTAGGGTTTATATGTCCTATGGATAAAGAGCGTTACAGCGAATTTCCAAGCGATATATACCATATGGATCATTTAGACGGAAACCATCACAATAATTCATTAGACAATTTAAAAACATTTTGTGCTATTTGTCATACTCGTAAAGGTAAAGAAAGTGATGACTTTAATGCGTTTAAATCATCAAGCAGAATTCATAAAGTTTGATACATATATTAAATTTATTAATTTATCTTTTGAATAAGATTTATATTTACAATCATTATTTACCAGTTGATAAAGATGTTTTTTGTTAAACTTATTTATTTTTTTTTTAATTTGGTCCTCATTTAAATTAACATAATCATCTTTGTTTATTGATATAGATTGATTAGTAGATTGTTTTGTTATATTTTTAATTCTATTTTCAAATATGGTTATATAATCCTTATGTATTTCAAATCCTATACTTTTTCTATTTAATTTAAACGCAGATATTAGGGTTGTTCCTGAACCAACAAAAGGGTCTAAAATTAAATCTCCACAAAAGGAATAATATTTTATTAGATTAGCAACCAATAATTCTGGATATGGAGCTGGATGTTTAGATTTTGTTTCTGGATTTATTTTCCATACATTAGTTCTTTCATATCCGTCATTAACCTTACTATTTAATGATGTAATAGCATCATACCCTCTCACTATTTTATCTATTAAGAATTTTGATGGTTTTTGAAATATAAATATATATTCATTAATAATATTTGGTTTATATGCGACAGGTTGTCTATGTTGGTAAAATCCGCCATTTCTATTTTTTGCTGAACCTTCTGGCTTCACCCAAATAATATCTTCAATAAATTTCCAACCAATTTCTTCCATTAAAGGAACAAAATGAAATGCTAATGGTATTCTACTGCTTTCACTATTACGATTTTCTCTTTGAATTAATATATTACTTAAATTTACGCAACACATTCTACCATCCTCAGTAATTTCATATATTAATGTAAATACATTTTTTAGTGTATTTAAATATTCTTTATAATCTGTATAAGATACATAATCTTTGACATTGTAATATGGCGGTGATGTAATTGTTAAATGAATTTTTTTATTATCATTCTTCATATCCGTCAAACCCTTTATACAACACGAATTAATAATCGTGTAATCCGTTGTTGTAATTTTATATGTATTTGATGGTTCAACTTTAGTTTCATTTTCTTCAACTTTAGTTTCATTTTCTTCAACTTTAGTTTCATTTTCTTCAACTTTAGTTTCATTTTGTTCAACTTTAGTTTCATTATTTTTATAATCATAGTTTATTTTAATCATCTTTTCAGCAACAACTTTTTCAATTATTTCTTCAATTTTGCTTTCAAAAACACAAGGATTTTTTTTAGTAGTGTGTTTGGTATAATGACCCTTTTGAGTAAATTCTTTTCCGCATTTTTCGCAACTATATTTAACCATTTTTCGTTGTTATAATATAGTATAATATTATATTTTTAAATCAATTTTTTTTATAATTAATTTTAACCATTTTTAGTTAAAACTTCTAAACATTCCTGAATTTTGAAATATATAATAAAATGTATTTTATTAGAACTAAAATCGGCGTTTGAAATGTAAAAAGGTGTAATAAATCAATTTATTTATCAATTTTTATAATAAATTGATAAATATTTATTTAAAAAGAAAAAAACATTTTTGTTAGTGTAGTTTCTACACAGAAAATTCTATGAATAAATATTGAAGCTATTAATAATATAAAAAATATTAAGTACACATTACTTTTCAAATAAATATTTATAATATAAGCAGCAACAAATGTTAATAGTGTATCAACTA